GCAGTATCAAGAACAACAAGAATATCAGCTGAAGATTCGGCTGAAGCTTTTTTCTTTCTAGCTTCGGCTGGTTTAGACGCTGAGCAATCTATTGAAGCTCTACCACAAGTTGCAAAATTCGCACAAGCCGGTATGTTCGATATGGCAACAGCAACAGATCTTGCAACAGACGCCCAGAGTGCATTAGGTCTAGCAAGTGATGATGCACAAACCAACTTAGATAATTTAACTAGAGTGACAGACGTTTTAGTAAAAGCTAATACTTTGGCTAACGCTTCTGTTGAACAATTTTCTGAAGCTTTAACTAATAAGGCAGGATCGGCATTAAAAGTCACAAACAAATCAATTGAAGAAGGAGTTGCAGTATTATCTGCATTAGCAGATCGTGGTGTCAAAGGAGCTGAAGCTGGAGAAAAATTAAATCAGATTTTAAGAGATATACCTAGAGCCACCGCAAAAAATAGCGAAGAATTCGCAAAACTAGGTTTGAATATGTTTGATACTGAGGGCAATATGAAAAACGTTGCGGATATTGTTGAAGAACTAGATCGTGTTCTTGGACCAATGTCTGATGAATTAAAAGCTTCTACTTTAGACCAACTTGGATTAAACAGAGGTGTTGCAGACGCCGTAAAGATTTTAAGTGGTGCTGGTGATGAAATAAGAGCTTATGAAAAAGATCTTCTTGATGCTGGAGGAACAACAGACCAAGTCGCAAATAAACAAATGGATTCTCTAGGAGCACAATTAGATCTTATGAAAAATAGTTTTATGGAATTAGGTATAAGAATAGGATCTTTAGTCGCAGAGCCATTAACTAAATTAATAAAAGGTACGACAAATATTATTAATAGAATAGCTGACGCTGTTGAAGGATTTAAAAAGTTCAAAGAAGAAAACCAAAAGCTTTTCAACGTTATGTCGGATCTTCTCAAGCCATTTGGTTTGGTAGGTGGGCTATTCAAAATTTTCAAAAAAGATACTGAAGATGTTGCTGACGCTTTAGGCGATCTTGCTATGCAGTCGGAAAAAACTGCTGAAGAAATGGCTTTCGCAGAAGCAGTTGCAAGAGATATGGCTAATAATATACACGAACTAGATAGAGAAACTAGCACTTATCAAAAGACAGTAGAAGAAACCACAGATGAAGTTAAGGAATTAACAGAAGAAGAAATTAAGAAAGCAAAAGCGATGCAAGACAAAGCCCTACCGGCATTGAATAAAGTTATGAGTGCTTATAACAAATTAATGGATATTCAAAAAGAACAACAAGATTTATTAGCAGACGTTGGCGATGCAGAGGCAGACGTGACAGAAGCTCAAAACGAACTAGAAAAAGCTCAACAAGATGCTGAAAAGGCAGAGCAAAAAATGATAGACGCTAGAGAAGAAGCTTCTAAAGTCACATTAAAAGAAAAACTTGCAATTGCACAATTAAATGCCGAGATCCAAAGATTAGAAGATACTGAAGAAAAGACAACAGTCACAGAGTTAAGACTTGCAATAGCTAAAGAAAAACTTATTGAATTAGAAAACGCTAAGACCGGAGCTACTGCTGAAAGCACTAGAGCAGAACAAGAATACGAAAGAGCTTTACAACAAGTTGAAAAAGCTGAGGAAAATTTAACTAAGACACAAGATCTATTAACAGAAGCACAAAAAGAATATAACGATGCTATCGCTGAAACACCAGAGAATTTATTAGAGATAGCTCTTGCTAAGAAAGAACTAGATGACGCTATTGCAAATGTCGAAAGTCTTGGAGTATTTGAAGAAGCCCTTAAACAATTAGTAGGTAATGCTGGTGGCGAATTAGCAAATCTACAAAGCTTCTTTGAAAATTTATTTAGCGGTGGTAATATTCCAAGCTTTACAGGAGGAGGTTTTACACCTACCGGAAACGGCAACAAGACTAATGATTCATCAACTAATGGTAGTGATGATACAGCAAAAGTTGTCACTTTGACTGCTGAAGAAATTGCAAGACAAAAAATATTAGATGACAGTAGGTTTACCGGTGGTTCAAGAAGCGGATCTGGTGTGACAACAATTCTAAACTTACAAAATGAATTTAATATACAAAATAATGATCCAGAAGCAACTGCACAAGCAATAATACGAGCACAAAAGAACGGCGTAAAGGTTATTTTGTAATGAGTGTAGCGTTTGATACAAATGTCACACTTACAGTAGAAATTGCTTTCGATAGCAACCCTTTAGACACAAGTCCAAGTTTTACAGACATTTCTGCTTTTGTAAGAAGTTTTGATATTAAAAGAGGTAGAAATAACGAGCTTGGGCAATTTCCGGCTGGACAATGCACAATTTTATTATCAAATGCTGATAATAGGTTTAATCCAACTAACACTTCAAGCCCTTATTATGATAGCTCTGCTGGTAAAACTAAGATCCAACCACTTAAAAGATTAAGAGTCAAAGCTGTTTACGATTCAACTAATTATACTTTATTTGAAGGTTATTTAGATACTATTCCAGTGCAATATCCGGACAATGGAAGCGATTCGACAGTACAAATTTCTGCAACAGACGCATTTAGATTATTTCAACAAAGCACAATACAGGGTAGGGGATTTCGTGTAGGGTTAAGTGGATTTTCAGAAGTGGGACTCAGCACAAGGTTAGGTATGACTTTTACTAATGAATTATCCTCTGCAAGAGTGACAAAGATACTTGACGCTTTTGGCTTTCCTAGTGACCGCCGTGATGTGCAAACCGGTACATTACAAGTCGGAACGCAGTCTATTACTGATAATGTATTAACGGCTTTACAAGAGTGTGAAACTGCAGAAAATGCACAATTCTTTATATCTTCTGACGGCAAAGCTACTTTTAGAAATAGAGATTACAGACTATCAAATACTAAAGCTATCAATGTTCAAGCCACTTTCAGTAATGACGGATCTAATTTACCTTATGTAGATGTAGGATTATCTTTTGATGACCAAGAAATAGTAAATATTTACGAGTGGACAAGAGAGGGCGGAACAACACAATACATAGCTGACACAGATAGCGTTTTAAATTATGGAGCTTTTGATAATACCACTACAACAATAAATATTTCAGATACAGATGTCGCTTCTTTGATTTCACAGAAAGTTGCTGAAACATCACAACCAATTGTAAGGTTTAATAATTTAGTAGTTAATCCTAGAGAAAATACGCTATTATGGACACAAGCACTAGGTCGTGATTTTGGCGACAGAATTAAAGTAAAAGTTGTTAATCCAGACGGATCTAGTCTTGAAGATGAATTATTAATAGAAAGCATACAGCACAGTGTCACTGCTTCCTCGCAAAGTTGGAGATGGTCTGCTACACTAAGCCCAGCGGGATCTTCCGCTTGGATCTTGGGACAAGCCAAGTTAGGCGAGGGAACGAGATTCGCTTATGCTTAAAGGAGTTATATAAAATGGCTGGAGCCGGTTTTAAAGTTTATGCAACAGGAGATCTGATAACTGCTTCAGATTTCAATACATTTATACAAGAGCAAGTTATTACTGTATTCGCTAATAGCACAGCTCGTGATTCTGCAATTAGCTCTCCAAGTGAGGGTATGTTTTCATTCCTTAAGGATTCAAATACATTAGTATTTTATGACGGATCTAGTTGGGTATCATTTATTGGCGAGGGCGACATTACCGGAGTGACAATAACAACTTCATCTACATCTGGATTATCTGGTGGTGCGACAGCAACTTCCGGAGCTTTTTCTTCAACTTTGGTAATAGCACCAGCACAAGCAACTGCTGGAACAGTGACAACAAGCGACATTATTTTATTTGGTGACGCTGATGATAGTAATAATTTAAAGAGAACGACAGTCGCTGATATTAATAATTTAGTTGGAGGCGTTTCTCTTGGATTGGTGTTAGCGTTAAGCTAAGAAAGGATAAATTATGGCTGATACTTTACATAGCGTTTCGGGACTATTAACAACTAGCTCTGCTGATATTATTGATGCAGTACCAAGTTCAACAACCGAAACTGTAATTGGAATCTTGCTTTCAAACGTTAGTTCTAGTTCTGCCGATGTGACTGTTGATTTAAGTGTCACTAAGTCTGGCGGAACTTTACGACATATTCTTAATAATGTGTCATTACCATTTGGAACGACAATTGAGATCCAAACTAAAATTACATTGGAAACAGGCGATAAGTTGCAGGGTTTATGCTCTGCTTCTTCAAGTGCAGAGTTTAACGTATCTTTCTTGCGACAAACCTAAAGGAGTAATTTATGGCTTACTTTGGGACGCAACCAAATAATGTAAAAAACAATATAGGCTTATATACGCCTAATGAAATATTACGACTTACAAAAGAAGGAAGTTGGAGTGGATCTCTTGAGTTTATTGCTGAATCAACAGCTAGTTCTAGCACAATAGATTTTGTTGATAAATTTTCTGATTATAAAACACATTTTATTCAATTAATTGATTGTGTACCAACCACTCAAACTGAGTTTGGAATTAAATTTTCAAATGATAGTGGAAGCTCTTATGAAACTTCGAGCTATGCGTTTACTAATTTTAGAGTTTATGCAAACAACAGTTCAGGCGAAAGAAAAAGTAATTCACAAAGCTCAATTAGGTTAGGTGGTGACGTTTTATCCAGCTCTGAATTTAATTGTAATTTTTATGTTTACAATGCAAATGTTTCATCAATGTACACTTTAATTTCATCACAATGCACTTTCTTACAGGGAACTATTTATGCACAAGAGTTTGGCGGTGGATCTTACGGACAAGCAGAAATTGTTAACGGAATAAGAATTGGAGAGGGTACTGGAGCTACTGCTTTTACAAGTGGAACTGCAAGATTATTTGGAGTAAAAGAATTATGAGTAGCAGTTTGAGATTAATTAACGAAACCACAGTAAGCAGTACAGTATCTAGTGTAAGTGTTGAGAACGTTTTTAGTGCTGACTTTGATATTTATATGGTGCATTGGGGAAATGCAACTTCTGACGTTAATTCTATTGATATGCAATTAAGGTATATAAATTCAAGTGGAAGTGTAATAAGCTCATCAATCTACGACCAAGCTTGGTTAAGAATGAGGCAAAGTGGATTCGATCAAAATAGAATTGTAGGTCAAAACCATATTTTTACTGGACAAATTGCAGGTGCGTTTGGTGGTAGCTCAACTGCTTATATTTTTAGCCCATTTAAAGATAATTGTTATACTTGGCATCAATTTGAAGGAGCTGGTTTTTCTGGAAGCGAAGATAGAGCCTTTAAAGGCGTAGCAGTTTTAAAAGAAATAAGTTCTC